AAAATCAATGTGATAATGTAGTATGCCGTCTAATACTGACAAAAGCACTGCTAAAGGGAAGCTCACATAAAACATTAGCACAATAAATGCTCCACCAACATGATGTCCAGCATGAATTAGACCTCCTCTACCTCCATAAATACCTTTATCTTTCCAAGGTCTTTGAAGCAAATAGTCTGCTACTGTATGTTTTAGCATTAACCATATAAATATGATTAGTAGTTCACCCATCTTTATTTCCATTATTATACTGTGAAGTATAATACTTGTCATCTTCTTCTCTTTCTTTTTCTCGTTCTCCTAAAAGTATGAGAGCATAATGAATAACCTTATATAAGTCTATATCATCTTTTCTATCAAACTTTTTTCCGTAACGCTGGGCATACTTAATTATGTTTCCAATACAGAAACCTTCTCCATGCCCTGAGTCGAAAATAAACTCAGTTGATTGTATTTTGCCACTACCATAATGCTGTTCATAGGTTTTATCAACATACATTTGTAGTTTTTTAAATACTACATCTTCTTTAAATTTATAATCCACCGATTAACTGCTCCAAGGCGCTATATCCGCCAATGTATTCTCCATCTTTTATTATTTGTGGAAAGGTTCTTGCACCAGGAAATTTTTCTCTCATTTCACTGAATCCATAGTCGACATCAAGTTGTTTATATACTACTTCATATCCTTTTCTTTCTGCTAAACCTTTTGCCATATCACAGTATGGGCAGTTATCTTTTCCATAAATTTCTATCATTTTTCCATCCCTGGAATAACTCCATATAAGTTCTTACTCTCGCAATACACTCGTTTCGCATGAATTAACTGTTCGTAGGTTTTCTCCGCCATTGCTCTACATTTCTGAAGTGTCTCCTCTTTAGTATCTACATTAAGAAACTTAATAGTAGCGTCATACTCTTTTTCTGTAATGCTGTGTCCAGTTTTCATATTAAATTCGTCTACATCATATATAGGTGCTAACGAATGAATTGAATGAAATAAATCTGCTCTAACGTTTTCGTCTATTGGTTTCATTTTGCTGTAATCCTTTTCTCATAGTCAGCATAATCTTCGTTCCACCAATCAGGTTTCTCACGATGAGACCATGCTGCAAATGTTGCTTTATCCAAATGGTAATAATCACGATAGCTTTGTATCGGATTATCATAATCTTTTAATTCATCTGGCATTGCCAGTCCAAATGTTGTAAATCCTACACGAGGTAAATTCTTTGGGTCAGGTAGTTTATTTACTACTTGTTCTACTGATTTGTGTAATTTTCCATAACGGTAGTGGTATTCATCGTTCAATGCATTAGCATAGCAATGAACCCACTCATGGTTATCCAATGACTCTCTTGCCCAGATTGTGCAAGGATGATTGTACATCATTGGTAGGTAGGGGTAGGGACGTTCCTCAAGAGGTAAGTGTTTGATTTCAGCTTTTGCTTTATTCATCACTTCACGTTCTTCTGCGTTAAGAGCTCGAGGAACGAACCCTAATAATTCATCTATCCATATAGTAGTGCATAAGATTTGAGCAGCCTCAAGCGGCATCTTGACAATATGCTTGTCAACATGATACTGGGCTGCTTTGTCTAAATCTTCGTCTAAGTAGAATAAATTCATTTATGTCCAACACTTATATTCTTTACATTCGCCTGTCTTTGTATCTACGGACTTACCACAGATTTCGCACTCATCAATATACCAAGTCTCAAAGGACTTAGTTTCAGAGTTCCACATTTGACAGGTTTTTCTATCCATAATTTTTTTCATAAATATATTATACTAAAATTATAAACATATGTCAAGAACTATTTTTTGGTTACTTTGAATTTATCTTATCTTTTGCTGTGCCAGCATAGAGTCCAAACCAAGCTGCTCCAGCACCTACAATCACAGAAATTAATCCTGACTGTTCGAGTGTTGGGTCTGGTAAGTCCATAAACCACATTGTAGCGTAGTATAGTAAGAAAATATATACTGATAGAAAAGCTCTTGGAAATATTCTCCAAGCATCAATCATATTGGATAAGAAAATCCAACGCTGCCATGGGTTGTCAGGCTCTTTATTGGCTTCCATTTCTGTAATCTTTGCTTTAAGATTACTGTTTTCTGTGACGAGTTCCATAAACTTACTTAAGTCTATTTCTACTTCGTTTCGTGACATATCGCCACTGAATCTTTCATCAGCCATTTGCTTTATCCTTTGCTTTGCCGATATTGAGGGCTAACATATCTATGAACTTATAAAGTTTGCCCATCCACTCATCGTCCTTTGGTGTCGGTGTTGACGCCGCAATTAAGCTTGCAATCGTTACTATTAAAGTAATTGTGCCTACTAAATCCATTAACATAATATTCTCCGCTTCCTAAGAAGCCTCGCTCAATAATCTGAGCCTTTAAAAGACACGATAGAGTTTAGATTTATATCTTCCCATCTGTCTTGGTCAAGTCTAAAACAAACGATACTCTCGGAGTTCGATTGATTTACTCTTGAATTTGTTAATGACTCCTTCAATGTACAAGGAATCGTATATTCTTTGTTTGATACCATAGATGTAAATGTGATATCCACTACATCATTTTTTAATAACTCTTTTAGTTCTGCGAACATTATTTACCCCTGCTCTTTTTGCATCTGCGAGAACACCTGCTTCTCTAATTAACCAACTTTTATCACTAATAGGTTTTAGCATCCATAAAAAATCATTCTTTTCCATTTTCTAACTCTGCTACTCTATCTTCCAAATATTCAAGCCAATCTTCTATTTCTTCAAATCGTCCTTGAACTACTGGATTCTTGTCAAAAAACTTAGCACCTTTATTCATTACTCTAAAGTAGTGCCAGTCTTTGAAAAATTGTATTAATTTACTCCACATCAGGGGTATCGGGAGCAGTAACTTCTCTATAATATATTACTACTTCTCCCATTTGTTTTATGTATCTTTTTAACTCTTGCATATCTTCTGCCATAACTTTGTAGTCTCCCATTGTAGTTGCTACAAATAGAATCTCCCCATTGTTCTGTTCCTTCATTTCATCGAGGAACCTATCCATGTAAGTATATCCTTCAGGCCAGTCTGGATTTTCAGTTTCAGACTTATCACATGCTTTTGGTCTTTTATTGTCTACTTTTTTACAAGGGTTAGTGATGACTGCTTCTGATACTACGTACCATTTAGGAGCTGTAAGATTTACAGGCCTTGGTAAGTCTGGTTGCATAATATCAATTTTAATTGGTTTTGATACTACTTCCAGTTTCTTTGTTGGAAGCATTGAGCAACTACTGGCTATCGCTAGCAGGCACAGTAAGCTTATATAATTCTTCTGTATCATTCTCCATTCCCTCCATCACTTTTTCACTTGCATTGTTCATTCTGTTCTCTATAAGTCCAGGCTTCTTTAATGCTAACATATCTAAGTTATGTCTACTGAATATTGCAAGATACTCGGCTTTTTCTGCCTCTATTTCTGCGTTTCTTCTTGACATATTCATAAGAGATTTTCCTTGTTTCTCGTATGAAGCTCTCAAGGCGTCCATTGCTTCTTGCTGAGCTTGAACTGCATTTTCTAATTTAATATTGTTTTCTTTAAGAGTGTTGTTCTGATTGTATAAAAAGAATGTCACTAGTCCTAAAGCAACAAGTAAACCCATTGTTAATTGGTTCATAATTCTTGTATCCTATAATTAAGTCCTTCTGCACCTCGTATTTCTACTAGTTCGCCTTCTTGTGTTACGAACTTCAAGAACTTATCTTGTTTCTTAATAAACTTCTTTACTATAAATTCTTGGTCGTCTGAATCTCCCCAAGTAGCATTATAACTTACCTTTAAAACATAGTAAGTTACAAATAAACTTTTAAGCCAGTACCAAAACTTCTTCAAAGAAGCCTTTATCTCTTCAAACTTCACTCCAGTCCTTTCCTTCAAATAAGAGAGCTTCTGCTTCTCTTCTTCTAATTAGACCTTCTAATACTTTACCGCCAGCCTTGTTCCATCTTTTGATTTGTGCAGGCACG